GAAATTGGGGGATTTCCTGTCATGGCGTTAATTCCTACGTTTCCTCTGGTTGCCTTCTCTACAAGGCCATTGGCCTCGCCCATAAGAGCAAATACACCAGAGTATGACGTGGCTTCCGCTAGTAACTTATCTGGCTCTGAGCTTGGAGTTTCACCTCTTACAATTTCCTTCATTGCATAAGTCATAGCCCCAAGCGACATCGACATCATAAGTCCGTTATAGAATGCGGCGTCACGCTGCTGTAGTCCGGCAATTAGCATTCTGTTATGAGAAGCAAAAACGAATGACTTAAACTGTCCTATCATTTTTCCTGTTGGCGACCTCATCCATAGAGGAATATCACCAACGCCAGGCGTGACAATCATCGAGTCTGTATCCTTAATGATTGCATTCTTGAATATTTGAGCTATATCTTTATCCCAATCACCAGCATTGGCAAGCCATATATCACCCTTGTCTGAATGTTTATTTACCTGCTCTGCGATTAGTTCAGCTTCATTTTGCCCTATTCCAAGTTGGGCTAATTTTTTCTTACCTGATGCAGATATGGTTCCATCTGACCACTTAACAACATTCCTTAGCACTGCGTCACTAGAAACGAATCCTGCCCACTGCTTTAGCATTTGGTTCCATGGTGACATTAGTGAAGCTGCTCCGAATGTATTTGACATCCCCTCCACTGACTTCTCAAACTTATTGCCTTGCTTGTACATGTCGCCAATATCAGCAATAGCATTAGCCCTAGTTGATTGAATCATCTCAAATATAGCGGCGTTTACCTTTGCCTCCTGTAGTCCCATTTTTGCCTTTACAGGTGATGATACTAGAGCTTTAAGCATCTTAGCATTTTGCTTTAGTCCGTGAACCATTACCGGGCGAGCCAAGTCTGGAATTGATGAAAGCATCATTCCGCCAAGCTTTGACAGGAATTGAAGATTGCGAGTTGTTTTATTTGCCCTTAACCAAAACGACGTCGGATCGGCGGGTGTGTTGTATACCCCGTAAAGCTGATCTCTCATTGCAGCCAAATCGGTCAAAACTCTATCCCTTTCTTCGGTTAGCTTTTTGGCCTTTGATGGGTTTTTGTTAATCTTTTGCTGATAGTCCCAAGCTATTTCTTCAAACGCTCCTTTCATATCCTTATCACCAAACTTCTTGGTCATTTCTATTTGTGGCGCGGTTGAACGCATGTAGAACTCAGCCACATTTTCAATGTCGTTTTCTAGAAACTCGGCCAACTGCTTGTCTGGAATAGGAAGCGTCCTAGACTTAAATGGAGAGCCTTCTGGAATGACGTTCTTAGGAACAATTCCTCCAGGCGTGCTCATTATGTTGTCGTAAACATCTTGAGCCAAGCCGTCTAGCTTTCCTTGATCATTAATAAATAGCGACTTCTTGTAAGCACTCTTGTCCGCTCTCAGTGATTTCTTAACATCGCTCAGCTCTTTCTTAATTATCTCTCTTTCTTTTACAGCTTTCGATAAATCTTTCTGGGCTTTAGCGATCTTTGTTTTGAATTCCTTTGCCTCATTGATTAACCCTGCCTTTCGTTTTGCGTCCATCTTTCCACTAGGGACTAATGCTATCTCTTGCTCTGATGATTTCTTTAGCTCTCTGAGTCGCTTAATTTCATCGTTAATCTGCTGAGTTGATTGTTTTGCCGCGGCGAATCTTCCGCTAGTTTCGTCAGCAATATCTGTCGTTTCAGAGATTCTCTTGCTAATGTCCGACGGTGACTCCAGGTCATTCCCGGTAGACCTAAACCAATCAGTCACAATCTTCTTGAATTGGTTTGGGTTTGCTTTCATTTTCTCGAAGTTATAAACGCGAGTAAGGTACGAATCAGCAAACTTTACATCAACATCATCAGGCAAAAGACCTTGTTCGATAGCTGCTTTCTTTACTGGCTCAAAAACATTGTTGCGATAATACTTCGCAGCCTGTTGTACTTCTGGTATTTCGTGAACGTCCCCGTCACGCATTGCTTTTGATATTTCTTCTTTGAATTGTCCGTAGGTCAACTTGCCCTCACGACCAGCAGCTCCGGTTAAATCCCTTGCCTGAGTCGCAACTCTAGAGGTAATTCCAGAGCCGTTTTTACCCCTGTAAGTTAGGAATGCCTTATCTAGGTTCTCACTTGCCATTCCGTTTAGGGCGTTGTAGGACTTTATTGAAGTCTCAACCGCTTGACCGGTAGCTCTGCCGTCTAGATTTTTATTAAAGTAATAGTTATTTTCAGCAAGATCTTGAACGATTCGCCTAGCAACAACTGAATCACTTAACGCAACTCTACCGAATGGGTTTAACTTAACAGTCTTTTCTAGCCCAGCAACGCTTACAAGCGACTCCTCTTTTAGAGATGTCTGCTGAACCTCTGCTGCGCCAGCGTGTCTAGGGTTTATGGATGGAGTATCCTCAACCTCTTTTGTCACTTGGCTTATTAGTGGTTCAATCTCGCTCTTTGATAGTGCGCTTGCTGCTGTACCAAGAATCCCACCAAGCAACCCAGCCCCACCAATGGCATAGACAGACTCCTCAGTAGTCCTTTCCTCTTGCGTTGAGTGCAAGGCTAATTCAGTTAATGCTGCACCCGTTGCTGTGGCTGTGGCTGTCTTTGCGAATGCAGCCATCGCCCCACCCTTTAAAAGAGCTGTTCCTGGGCCAAACGTAGCCCATTGAATCGGGTCTAAAACTCCAGCTGCAAATGAAGCAGCCATTCCGCCAAATCCAGCCGACTCCAAATCTCCCCGAGCCTCACGCTGACGGTCAATGTTATCCTTTAACCATGCGGACTTTTCAGGAGATGCGCCAATAAATGCCGACGCGTGCTCTTCATACCCCTGAATGTCATCTAGAGGCTCGTAATCCGAGTTATTTAGATTGTCTATTCTGGCGTTAGGATTTGCCGTCATGTAATTATAAGGCTGGTAATTAAAGTCTGGATTCACCCCTCTAGACAGCGCCGACCCTATTGTATTCTCTGTTTGAAACGCTGCGCTAATAACGTCAAACGAGCCTACATCCTCTTTTGGAAGGTAGGTGTTTACATAGCCTAACGCTGCATTTTCTTGAGACTTAATTGGCATTGCTCACCTCGTAACCATACGAGCCGTACTTAGGCTCTGGGAATTTTCCGCCGTAACCTTTTAGGATTGCCTCTTGGTTTCTAGCTTTCTCTAGCGATTCGACTTTCTGCTGCTCCAATAGTTTAGCATCTTCCGTTATGGAAAAGTCAGGGGTGTATCTTTGTATTTGCCCATTAATCATAAGTGGAATCATTACGCCGTCGCTTTCGGTCATGATCATGTATGATGGCCTATCTTCACGTGCTGTGGTTGCATCAGCCTGGAGCGTGTACTTGCCAGAAACGCCAATCTCAGAAAGCTCACTTCCAAGCTGTTTGTAAATCCAGTCTGCCTTTTGTCCGTTACCGTAAATCTTCTCTGGCGCATACTTCATTACCCGTTCTTTACCATCAATCCAAGTAGTTCCCCATACTTTACTAACGTCAGTAGACGCAAGCTCCATAGCTGTATCAATGTCATGCGTTAGTAGGTAGTAGTCATTTACAGCAGTGTTAAACTCAGCCTCCATCGCGTTCATTGAAGGTGTTCTTTTCGGACTAAAGAAGCTATCGCTAATTTTGTTTATTGACTTGGTAAATCCACTTCTCTTTTTACTTACCATGTCCTTTTGGGTTAACTGAGTTTTTAGGACTTCTTTCTGCTCTTTCGTTGTGTTGTAAACTGAGTTAAAAACAAGGTCGCTAGCTCTACCAGGGTCAACTCCCGCAGCAACAAGTCTTGATATTCCAATGCCCATAGCTTTAGTATCAGCAGGAAGCGAAGCTACAACTACAGGCGCGTTTTCGTTCAATATGGCTAGAGTATTTGCAGCCTCGACTCTTTGCTCTGTATTCCCTCTTAGATTTGAATTTAGAGCTGTCTCTACCTGAGTCGGGATTACTTTCGTTGAAGATACCACGGTAACTATCGAACCGATCGATTTATCTGGCATCGCTTTGAAGTATGCGTCAACTGCCTTTTGGTGATC